TGTTCTTTTGCTTCAGCGTAGGTACTCATGCATCTTCCTCTTCCGGGGGATACTCTCCCCAGTCATAATTTTCCAGAACCAGATATACATGCCATCCACAGCCCCGGGGATCTCCCTTGTACTGTCTCCCCTTGTGGGTGAAATCTTTGTTACTGTGATAAAATGAAGCTGTTACCCTTCCATCTGCATGAACATGATGCAGCCCTATACCGCAAAAGCTCCCACATTGGCATCCTATGGTGGGCTTGAGTCTCTTCTTATCCTCACCCTTCCCAGTTACCAGAGGCATCCAGCAGGGGAAGTTAGTGGCATCATCATTGACCTTTGGGATGTGGACTGTCTCAGCCACGGGTGAGCATCCTCGTTACGACCCTGCGCATCAGGTGCATTACTTCGGTTTCTGAGTAGATTTCCGAGTGGTCACTGTCTTTCTTGAAGTCTTCCAATATCTCAATAACATAATCGTATTCGTCGCCCTTGAATTCCGGTACTGCAACGTTCGCCATTTTCTGAGCGCCTACCAGTATGTCCTTCACTGTGGTTTTCTCAAGCTGGATTATTGCCCAGACATCCGCCCAGTCGATCCGCACGACTTTGCCATCGTTCATAACACCAATCTTCAAGTATCCGTCTGGCTCATCGGTGTGCATGTATTGTGTTGACTCAATCATTCTGCATCCCTCTGCTTCTCATAGTCAGCCAGATACATAAACTCACCTTCCTTCGTGAAAATGATCCGCTGGGTAGTATAAATCATGGTGAGATCCCGCCATGTTAGCTTCAGAGCTTTCTGGTTAGGGTTTGGATCGTGTACAATATTCCCGTGCTTATCTATCACCACCGCATGAGATACCCCTTCCAGAGTCTGGGAAGGCACTACCCCATAGAAGTACCCATTTACACCGCCATCCATCTTCATGATTGTTCTGAGGTTTTTGCGATACTGCCACCGCCCGCTGGGGAACCAGCCTGCATAGCCATGACCTTCAAACACCTTCCGGATAGCCTTCACCTGTTTTGCTGGGGTTGCTGGGGTTGCTGTCTCTGGATCTATCTGCTCCAGATCCACTTCGAATAAACTTGCCAGAACTGCCCGGGCACAATCCCCTTTGGAAGCACTTACCACGCGCTGGAGCACCTTTTTCATTTACCCATTTCCCCTATTCTGCTAATTATCCATCTAAGGTTTACTTCATCTGCCCCGGCTGTAATAGCCTTAGCCTTCATTTCTTTACAGATCCAGAATAAAGGGATCCCGTTATGATCCTTGATCCACTTGTGATCCACACCCACCAGAGTAGCCATATCCATAAGCTCCTGCAGGGTATCTGCGATCATCATACTCATTTTGTATCGGTAATATTTCTGATCCTGTTTGCTGATATAGACCATTAGTAAATGAGATTCCCGCCATCTTCCATCTGCTCCAAATCCTCTTCCATTGTGGATCCCTGTGCTGCTATATCGTCCATCAGTCCATCCTGATCATGCCTCTGAGCCATTGGAGATACTTTCCCGGTAGTGCGGATCCCCAGCTTCGCCATCTTAGCATTCAGGGTAGATGCCCATGCACTCCAGCTATGGTGCATCATATCCACTTCAGCCAATGCCCATTCCTGCTTGTAGGCTGTTTTAAGCCACTGCTGCATTTCCTGAGCATCCTTTGGCTTCCTGCTGTGGGTATCTACAAAGTTTGTATATGCCTTGTCAAAGATCACCAGCATTTCATCCATTTCAGCATCTACATCATGATCTTCCCCAGAGTCAAAATCCATCCGCTTGCCCATGAAACCATGCTCCATGATCAGGTTCGTGGCAATCATCATGGCATCCCAGATATCTTTGGATCCATCTTTTTGGTGATCCAGCTTAATGTTATTCAAGAGGCTTAACTGGCTCATTTCACGCTGCAGGATGGCATTATCCAAATACTCTATGGCATTATTCCACACAAGATGCCTTACCAGCTTCCCATACAGTAACTGCATAGGATTTGAGAACGATAATTTCTCACAGTTCGATACCCCAGCATCCAGCACTTTCTGCCTTATGCTCTCAGTATTCCACTGATCAAAATGGAGAGCTCTACTGTGGGGATAATAGTTTTTGAATAGATCCAGAATAATGTTCTCTACATTCTGGTAATCGATCACCCATCCGGGCTTTGGAGATTCCCATACAAGGATGATATCAATAACTGGTCTGCAGTCTATAACTTTGGATTTGAATACTTCCTGCCCAGTGCCATCCCTGAATGAATAAGCGAACTCATCCACCGGGCGATCAGTCTTAGCAGCATAACCACCTACGATCACCAGCCTATCTTTGTTCGTAGCGAAGTCAGCACCCCAGTAGCGATCCAGATTGTCACCCTTTACCCCTGTGAGCTCCAGAGCAGCATAATTGACTTCCTGCAGAACTCCCTTCACCGTTTCAGATCTCACGTTCACGGTTTCTTTGTACTGAACCGGGCTGATCAGATTTGGATTGGCACAATCATTCACCTTCCCAAAGTGAGGCATGAAAAAGCCATAAACATTTGGTGGAACGATTGCCCGCCATCTACGATCTGCATCTACCGGATCGTTCTTATGATCCTTCAAGTATTGCTCCTTTTTCAGTAGCTGATCTTTTGCATTGAATACATAAGTAGCATACCAAGCTGTTAGGATCCCATCTATGATCTCATGTGAGTTTTCTTTGGGGTTTTTACTGTATAGATCGAAGAGCTCCACCAGCAGATCATTCACTTCCTGCTCTGGATAGCTGAATACGATCGTGATCCTGTGATGGGGGTTCGTGAAGCGTGTTTTCTGATTTGTGTATGCTGTCATGTACTGGTGCTTTGCTACTGCATACGTGGCTGCTGAATTAGCCCTTGAAGGTTCATCCAGAATAGTTACCCAGATCGTATAACCCTCTACTGATTTGGCTGTAGTATCCAGACAATAAACCCGGATCCCACCAAAGCCCAGATTCCTATTTGGGATTGATAATTCTTTTTCCTTTATGTTTCCCCGGGAGAACGCTGCTATCCTAAAATCTTGGTGCTGAACAAACCAATTATTCCCAGTCACTGGATCCTTTGTTAGCTGGATGATATCAGCCAGTGCCCGGAAAAATACATTCTTTGCCTGCTGTGCATTTACCTGTGAGAAGTTCAGGATATCAAAGTGCTCATTGTGAGCCAGTCCAAAATACTTATGCGGATCTTCCAAGCAGCACCAGAGATACAGCAGATATACCACCAGACGAACCATAAGGAAATTCTTACCAGATCCCTGCCCGTTTTTCAGGATCGCCATTTCTACTTCGAAAAAGTGCTTGGTAGGGTTATCCCCGAACATATCCCGGGTAACAGCTATCTGCTTCTCTGAGAGGCTTCTGGTTCCAATGTAGCGTTCTATAAAGGTGATCGGATCCACGGGCTCAATGCGCCATATAGATCCTTTTTTCTTTGGTTTCTGGGAGATTTCTTTACGCTCTATTGCTTCCCGTTCATAGTGGGCAGCATCGTATGCCTGATTCGTTACCTTGAATGGATTGGTAGTGTCTGCTTTAGGACTTGAGGGGCTGCAGATCGGCATCGCTCTTACCCCTTTCATTCATGGTATCCACCACGCTCACCATGATCTTCTCAATCATTAGAGCATTCTTTTTAGTCTGGGGTAGCTCTTCCTCTAATGCGAACCTGAGCACACTGAGCATCTTTTTCCAGCGTTCTACATATTGCTCCACGATCTCTGAATAGGATCTGCCATTCATCAGCCTCTGGGCTCTGGTTTCGATCCTGTCTGAGATCTGCCCCTGTAGCTGCTTCAGCTTTGCGTTATACTCTATCCATTTATCCATTGACAGGGATCCACGATCAAACCTGTTCTGGATTACGATCTCCATGAACCGGAGCTTAATCAGATCCACCTGTGGGTTTAGAATACTCATCCCGGTAAACTTTGGCATATCCCATCCGGTATCCCCTATCCCAAAAAGCTGCTGGTATAGCTCTTCATCTACCTTTGGCAGATACTGGGTTAGCTGATCCATGAATAGGATCTCCATCAGGGGTTCCCTTCCCAGAACTTTCTCAATGGCTCTCAGATCTGCAGGATACCACTTCTCTACGATCTCATGCCTGATATCCACTGTCCGGTAAATCTCTTCCCCTATCTTTACTACACCACCATGCTCATCCACCTGATCACTTCTGGATGCTGTCACGTATGTTTTCTTTTCAGATTTAAAATATCCCCTCATGAGATTGAAGAGGGAATCCACAGCTTCCTTCATTTCACCATTGAACTCATGCTGCACCAGCCTTGTACGTTCCGCCTGTGCCCGGGAAACCACCTCTTTTAAGTCTCGTTTGTCTCGTAACCACCTAAAGAATGTAGCCTTTGAGATATCCAAATTATCCCACACACCATCCATTTTACCTGTATTAAATACGTGTTTTTCAACGACTTGAAGCATCGCTGGATCATATTTTGTAGCCTTAGCTACTGGCTTCTTTTTCTTAGCCTTG